TAACCCCACGGGATTATACCTTCCTTCGTGTGGCGAACAGTTTTTCCGAGCTTGGGGGGCGGGGACGAGTGGCGAGGCCGGAAGCTGGCAAGCAGATACGGGTAGAGAGCTCACCGGCGACCAGACTTTTACCTCCGCCGCGAATGGCTGGACAGCTTATGGGTACGGCGCATTTGGAGAAAGCGATAAGACGTTTAACACAATGGCAATGACAGGAGGCACAATGTCACAAACAAGTGCCTATAATTTTCGAGCATCGCGTGCTTGGGGTGCCGAACATACCGGAACCGAGTTTTCTCCTGTGCATGTATCTATCCCTGCTGTTTTGTATTTAGGCAGATCGTCCGAGGTATAACATAACAGGTACATTGACGCTGGCGGGCATGACTGTATCTGATGCACCGTACCTGGGGTTGCTTTTTGATGCTCTGAAAAGGAGATTCCAAGTCTGGTCGTCCCAGACCGCATTCTGTGTAAGCTGTGCGATCGACTTTTTCTCGCCTTCACCACCGAGCGAAAATGCACCGGAAATATTTACTCCGGGCAGAACACCAGTGTATTGCCATGCGTTCTGAGTCGTTGGGGTCATCGGCGCGTAGTTGCCGATAATGTCGGGTACCCCCGGCATGTTGTATCCGCCCGCACTTCCCGCGCCTCCCGTCCAAGCTCGGAAAAACTGTTCGCCACACGAAGGAAGGTATAATCCCGTGGGGTTAGCGGCATTCGGGCGGAATTTGCCGAGGTTGGCGGCAATGGTTGCGCTGTCGGCATCATAAGGCAACACCATGCCAGAAAAACCACCGGCGTTGTATACGGCGGCGAACTCGGGCCAGTCTTCAAACAGCACCAGATCGCCGTTGACCCACGCGAAGCCTTCCGGGAGCGTGGTACTGCGCCAGTACATCGGACAACCGATTTTAAGCAGGCGCAGGCGCTCAAGCTCGGCGTTTTGGGTACCGATGATTTTCCGAATGGCGGCAAGCAACTGCGTCAAGTCCGTATCGCTGGGAGTAAGCCCCGCAGCCGTGAGTACATTCAGGATTTCCCGTTGCGGACGTTCAATGGCCGCAGCGGGAACAATGCTGCCGAGAGTACCGGCTTCGGGGTTGCCGTCCTGATAGGAGGCGTTCGGGTCGGTCGCTCCGAGGGGAGGAACATATTTCATGGGGGCACCTTCCTAAAAAAAGATGCCCCCATGATATGGAACGGAATGAAATCAGTCTTTGAAAGGGCTTTAGGAAAACAGATT